TTCTATAAAAAGAATTATTTAACCGACTTGAAAAAAGCAATAAATAATGACGATATGGAAATGGTGTCAATGTTAACAAATATGGTTATGGCTCAAAGAGTAGGCTCTGCTAACATAAGCGATAAATTAAACTCAACAATATATAAACTATATTCAAAAGGCTATTCTGTTCTGCCTAAGTCTGTGCCGAGTGAAATTACTCACGAAAACGAAACTTATACATTAAATTCAACGCAGGCTGACGAGTTTAAAAATATTTATAGCCAAGCAGCAAAATATGTTGAAAAAATGGTAAATAGCAGAAATTATTTAAAATTATCTGAAGAACTACAGGCAAAAGCAATAAAACAAATATATGATGCTTATTACAACATTGCTCTAACTTCTGTATTAGGAATTGAAAAGGAGAATAACTTTGCAATTCTTTCAAAATATATTGATGCAGATAAACTTGCTGTTTATTACGCAGGAGTATCTGATATTGCTGCAGACAAAAATTCAAGTGGTAAGACGATTCAAAACTCTAAAAAGAAGAAAGTAATTGACTATTTATCAAAACAAGGCTTTTCTGACGAAGAAGTTATATTGCTGCTATCGTTTAATGGGTACTCATTGCAGGACAGAGAATATAAACACTATACAAGTAAGCAGGTAAGACTAAAATTGTTAAGATATATAATGAATTTAAAGGGCGTTACAAAGGACGAAAAGGCTAAGTTAGCAGAAATGTGTGGCTTTGAAGTAAAAAACGGCAGAATAGTCACGAAAAGCCTCTATATGGGCAATAAATAGTGACAATTTGCAGTTAAAATTGTGTTATTATACATAACAGGAGGAAAAAAGTGTATGTTTGTCATCACTCCAACTGTGGAATCTGAAATCACTAAAATCGTTTGTCCTCACTGTAAAGAGAAAGTCCCACGCATTGGCATTGAAAAAGGCAGCAAAATATCAGGCTTGACTTTTAAATGCAGAAAATGCGGCAAATTGTGGACTGTAAAAACTGAATAAATTAAATAAATGTGCCAAATTCCTTGAGATAGAGCCCTTAACCAACACGGTTAGGGGCTTTTTCTAAGGAAAATCTAAAAAAGGAGGAACTTTGTTTATGAATAAAGGAAGTAACAGATTTGCAACAAACAAAGGTGGCATCATAAAAGCACCTAAACCTGTAACAGACCAACCTAAAGCAACTGTTGTTAAAGGCAAAGACTTAAGAACAGGTAAAAAGTAATTTAATTAAATTTTAAGAGGAGAAATGATATGGAAAAAGAAGTTAAGAAACCTGAAACCGACGAAATTGACGAAGAAATGCTTGAAGATTTGGAAGAATTAAATCTTGAGGAGGACGACGACAATTCGGAGGAAGAAGACTTCGAGTACGACGAAGACGGAAACATTATTATTCCCGAAAATGACGAGGACGAGGAAGATAATGAGGAAGAAACCGAAAAACAAGAAGAACAAGAAGAAAAGGACGAAATCAAACAAAAAACTGACGACGAGGGGTCAGAAAAAGTTGAGAAAGTAGTAGAGCCTGATTTGAACGCTAAACTTGCTGAAAAAGATAAATATATTGCTGAGCTTGAAAGAAAAGTGCGAGAGCACGAATATCAAGGCAAAGAAACTTTAAAGAAGTTGGGCGTTGAAAGTGACAATGTTATTGAGGGACTTGAAAAAGTTGCTGCAGAGGCTGACGGAATGTCTTTAGAAGACTATAAAAAAGGAAAAGCCGAAAATTTCAAAAATACAGAGGCTGCTGCGTTTTTACAGAAAATTAAATTTGAAGAAAAAATGAAAGCAGACCTTGCAGAAATACAATCTGCATACCCTGAAACAAAAAACATAAGTCACATAAAAGATATTGAAAATTTTGCAGAATTTGGCAGGCTAAGAGATTTGGGCTTAACTGCAAAACAAGCCTATGCTGCTGTTAATGCAGATAGCGTTAGGAAAAATATTGTGCAAAATACTGCAGATGCAGTCAAACAACAGTCTTTAAATCAAACAAAAAACCATTTAAAAACTGCTGTTCCAAAAAACTCTAAAGACGACTCTCTTGTTATGCCTAAAAAAACATTGGTAGAATGGAGAGAATTATTCCCAAATAAATCTGACAGAGAGATAGTTGCTCTGTACAAACAATCTTATAGCAAATAAAAAAGGAGAATTTCTTATGTTTAAGTTAATCAAAATCGAAAACGCAAGAATGAACGTGCCTGAACCTGAATATTTAGAAGTTACTGCCAGCGAGGCAGTTTCTGAGGGAGAGGCTCTTGTTCTTTCTGCAGGAAAACTAACAAAATGCGGGGCTACTGCTGCTCCACAATTTATTGCAATGGCAAATCTTGCTGCTACTGCAACTAAAAGAACTATTGCTGTTTGCAGGGTTGAGAAAAATCAAGTATACGAAGTGCCTGTAAGTGCAGCACCTACTTCATTGAATGTAGGAGATAAAGTAACATTAAATACAGACGGGCTGTCAGTTACTGCAACAAAAACAGATGGCGTAGTAACAATCGTTGATATAAACGGTGCGACAGCAAAAGACGACAAAATTGTCGTTAGAATATAGGACGGAGGTAAAATAATATGTCTAATTTTGTTTACAGTAAATTATCGGGTAAAAATGATGCTATGTATGGCAAATTTGAACACCCAATTAAAGCCTTAATCGAAAACGAATCAAATATCGAAGAAAAAAAAGGCGGCATACTTAAAGCGTTGTTTAACGTTGAAAAGTCTAACAGATATGCTGAAACTATTATCGGCGAATCAGATTTCGACACTTTCCAAAGCGTAAAAGAGGGACAAGGTGCCGAAAATGATAACATTGAAACTACTTTCAAAAAGACAATCGAACACATTGCATTTATGAAAGAGTTTACAATTACAAAAGAAATGGCAGACGACTCAAAAATTGGTATCTCTGCAGATATTAAATCTAAACCTAAAAAATTTGTACGTGCTTACTATAAAACACGTAATAAAATTGCTGCTTGGGCGTTAATAAATGGTACAAAAACCTCAGATAAATTCAACAAAGCAACTGTTGACCTATCTGCACCAGACGGCAAAGCGTTATTCTCAAACGTTCATACATACGCTACAGAAAAAATGAAAGGCAAAACTCAATCAAATTACTTCTATGGCAAATTTACAACCGATGCTGCTGCATTAGAGTCTGCTATGGGACATTTGTCAAACCTTTTAAGAAACTTTAAGGACGAAAATGGCGAAGTTATGGAATATGTTGCAGACGTTATAATTATACCTTGCAATAGACCAAAACTTGAGGCTATGGTTAAAAAAGTTGTTGGTTCTGAAAGAACAGTCGGCAGCAACAATAACGATATTAACACTCAATACGGCAATTGGACAGTCGTTGTTCTTGACGGTTGGGAAACTGCAGACGACAGATTTATGATTATGTCTTCTGATGCAAACGAGAATCTTCAAGGTAATATGTTCTATAACAGAATACCACTTGACATTAGAAACAATATTGACGACCATACTCGTAACTTCTATTGGAACGGTTATTGTCGTTTTGGTGTTGGCTTTGGTTCTTGGAAACATATCTTGTTGGCAGTTAACTCTGAAAGTGCTGTTACAGGAGCGACAAGCGTTACACTTTAATTTAATTCCGTAGGAGGCTATTTATGACCATTTCTGAGTTATACAAACACGTTGCTCAGTTAGGTTTTGAAAGTTCTCTTGAGGACGAAGATAGATTTCTTTATGCAGCGAACAGGGCTTTATTGCAGGTTAATAAAATAAGACCTGCAATAAGCCGTTACTGCATCAATCATAAGCCTATGGCTAACTTGATAAAAGAAAACGTTTTTGTTCCTTTAGATAAAACGGAAGACTTAACGTTTGATGCAACTAATGCTAAGTCATACTACTTTGAGGCGGACGGCAACGGCACTCTTTATATTGAAAAATACGAAGAGAACGGCTCCAAATGGAGAATTATAAACGCCGTTACTTTAACCTCTACCAATAAAAACTTTATAGCCTATAAAGGCTTTATAAAAGACGGTGGCGAGTTTGTTAGTGGTCTTACAAGATTAAGATTTACAGGAGATTATTTTTATTCTGTAAAAAATGTAGCAATGTACGAGTATCTTTTAAGTGATAAAGAATCAGACATTCCTGCATACGAGCCATACACACGTTATAACTTAAGTTCTTTAGTTCAAGATTTTATATGTTTGCATTGTCCACCAATAAGAGAGGACGAAGTTGATATAATTTTAAATCAAGACTATCAAATTGAAAGCAACGGAACTGTACTTTTATCGTATGAGAAAAAAGGCGTATATAGAATATTGTACGAACGTAGACCAAATGAGTTGGTAAAAAGTGATAGAGTTACAGTTTCTGAAGATACAACAAAAATAGACCTTGACGAAGAATTATGCAGTTTGATGCCTATTCTTGTTGCAGCCTATGTTTGGGTTGACGACGAGCCAAACAAGTCTGAATATTACTTAAATTTATATCGTGAACGTGCTGCTATTATAGAACAAAAAGCAAAAGCAACCTCGTCTGTTACAATTAAAAGTACAAATGGGTGGTGATATATGACAGCATTTAAACAATCTAAAAACCTTTTGCAAGAAAGAGATACTTATAACAGATACTATGGAGATTTTAGAGGTGTAGACTTCTCAAGCGACCATACACAAGTACACGAGCAAAGACTTGCTTATGTAACAAATATGTTTAAAGATTATCAATCAGGGCAAGGGCAAGCGTTAGAAACCATTGTCGGCTTTAGAAAACGCTTTGTACTTCCTGAGGAAAAAGAAATATTTGGAATATTTCACTTTCAGCACAAGGAGAACAATAAAACTGTAACAAAAGTATTAGTACACTCAGGAAATAAGTTGTATTTATGGAAAAATTATCCTAACACTATAAACATTACATTGAGCGAAAGTTTAACGGTTCCTGAACCTGACTTAATCTCAAATGATACCTCTATATTTTCACAAACTCTATCGAGCAATGTTGCTCAGGTTGTTTCTTTAACAACAACAAGGGGAGAAGACTTGACCTTAACTACACAATATGATGCAAGCACACACACGCTTACATACGCAAGTAGTACGTTGGTTAAAGGCGACGGCTTGATTGTGTATTATAAAGAGGGTGTTGTAACGGCTCAAGACGCTCTCTTTGACGGTATGAATTGCCGCAAGAGTGCGTCTTTTATTTTCAACAACAAACTTTACATAGTGGACGGGTTAAATTATCTTGTTTATGACGGCAAAACGTTAGAAAACGTATTAAATAACGCTTATATTCCAACAACTTATATTAACACAATTCCAAGTGGTGCTAATGCTGATATTGGAAAAGAGTATGAACAGAGAAATATACTTCAACCAAAATTTAAACAAACATTTATTGCAGACGGCGAAACTGTAGAATTTTATTTAAACGAAAACGAAATTGACGAAATATCTGAAATTAAAGTTTATGGAGAGGTAAAACAAATAGATACAGACTTTACCGTTGATTTGGCGAACGGAAGAATAACTTTTAATACTGCACCTGCAAAACCTGAAGAAGTAATACAAATAAAAGGCGAAAATGGGGCTGAAGACATTAAATACCCTGAATTTTATGCAGGCATAGAAATAACTGCCAAAAAGGTTATTAAAAGCGTTTCGGGCGTTACAAAAGAAGAAAGCAACATATCTGACTTAATAACAAAATGTACTGTCATTGCTATTTATGACAATAGAGTTTTCTTTTCGGGCAATGAAAATTACCCAAATCATATATTCTATTGTTCTCGTAACATAACGGGCTATGTTGACCCAACATATTTTGGCGTTTTGAATTATATGCAAGACGGTGTTGGTATAGCAAAAATAACAGGTATGATAACTGTTGCTGATACTTTAATGGTGCTAAAAGAAGATACACAACAAGACGGCTCTATGTATTTTCATACAGCAAGCGATACGGGCAACGATATACAGCCAAGAGTTTACCCTGCATCACAAGGGTTAAGTGGAATAGGTTGCTTAGGTGCTTGTATAAACTTCCTTGACGACCCTGTATTTATATCAAGGTTAGGCGTTGAGGCTGTAGGACAACTTTCTGTAAGATACGAAAGGGCTGTTGAGCATAGGTCAAGTCTAATCGATGCAAAAATAGCAAATATAGACTTAACCAAAGCAAATCTTGAAGAATGGAACGGCTATCTATTAGTGCTTGTTGACGGCAAGATATTTATGGCTGATAGTAGACAAAAATACACACACGAAATTGGAGTGCCTCAATACGAGTGGTATTATCTTGAAAATATCGGTTTATACAAGGACCAATATTACGAATATTTATATTCAAATACAATTTACGACGAATTGCAGAACAAAAAAGTGCATTATTGCACCAAATGCCACAAAGCACAAAATGAGTGCACGTGTGGAAATACTGACAATATCATTGAGGTAGATTTAAAACTCGCAGAGTCCGTGTATTATCTTGAGGGTAACGAAACAAAAGACTTGAGAGGGCAAGTTGTAAATGCTCCAAATGATATAGGCGAAGAAAGTGCCGCCGTCTTCAATGAGGGAGTAAAAGTCGATATTAGGGGCGAAATATTAACCATAGGTATACATTTTACCATTCACGAAGTTTACGACCCATATACAGGCGAATTTGTGCGTTATGAGGCTTATCTATGCGAAAGGCGTGGAAATTATATAGGTGGAACATTTAAAAAAGCGACTATATTAAAAACTATGTCTGATAATATCTTCTTTGGTACTGAAAACGGCGTCGTATGCTCTTTTAACTTTGATAAAAGAGATGCAGACGGTGCGATTCCTGCACAATATTATACCTTTGACGATAGGACTATTTATTGCGGCTGTGCAACTAAAATGGACTGCTGCGGCATACCACATTTAACAAAAAATACTGTTAAAAAATCTACAGTAATAAAAACAAGGTCGTTTAGGTCTTCGGCGGCTAAGATAAAAGTTAGAACAAATAAAAAACCATACACTCAAATAGCGAGAATTAACAGCAGCGTATTCTCTTTTGAAGATTTGGACTTCTCAGATTTTACGTTTAACACTACAGAACAAAGTTTGTTTGCTGTGAAAGAGAAAGAAAAGCAATGGGTTGAAAAACAATATTACATTTATTCTGACGAATTTATGAAACCTTTTGCCTTATATTACATTTCATTCCGTTATCAAGTCGTTGGTAGATTTAAAAATTAGAATCAGGAGCGACAAAAATGAAAAAAACATTTGTAAACATAACGCCTGTTGAATTACAAGCAAAAGGTGTTGTTGCATTAGCCGACAGACCAAACGTTGCATCAAATTACGGCGTTGGTGGGCTATCTCCAGCAAATTTAAAATTGTGGTTCGACAAGTTGGCAAGGTTTTTGGCAGATAAAATAAATTTAATTCAAGACGGCTTAAGTAAATTCGGACAAGATTATATCGGAATAAACAATTTAGGCGAAGATATACAATCTTTAGCAGATTTAACAGCATCTTTCTTGAACGGTAGTTTTGCTACAATTTTACTTGCCTACCAAAGTGCTGCAGACGTGGGCAACGAGAAAAAACTTGTTACTTTGCAGCAAATAATTAACGAAAAAGCAAGACTAATTGCTACGTTAGACGAAAAACTAACAAACTACATTGAACTTATCAAATCAAACAAAGGTGCTGAAGAAGTGGGAATTTCTGATTCCTACAATGGAGAGAATAAAAAACTATCTGACGTGATTACAGATATTGCAAATGGCGTGCTTGCAACAAAAATAACTTTTTCGTGTTATGGCTTTGCGTCAAATAATAAAAACACTCCAACAAGTACAGCACTTAAAACCTTTGTAGACAACGTTACTGATGCACTTCAAGGCAAGTTAAATAGTGGTTTGTTGGAAATGATTAACAACCGTTACACAAAAACGCAAATAGATGCTTTGCTTGACGAAAAGGTTGATAAATCAACCTATACAAAGGAACAGAATATACAAGACGGAAGATTAGACTCATTAGAGGAAAGAACTGATACTATTGAGGAAAATATTGGCGACGTTTCAGATTTTGCACACATAGCACCTGATATTGCAATGGCGTTGAAATCTCTTAACGAAGACATAGACAGTTTGCAATTAGGCGTTGTTCCAAGAAAAATTAGAGGTGTTATATATAATTCCTCTCCTGACGTGTTAAATGAAGAATTAAAGGCTAAATTAACTCAACAAGTATTATCTGCTACAGGGAGAAATATTCCTGACAATACAGATGCTGTCAATGTAATTGATAATGCAATGCCTGATGCAGGTCGTGTATTTACATATTATTATTGGGCATCTCCACAATCTTCTGAGGCTGACGGTTGGTATTTGGCTGCAATATATACTGCACCAACAATTACAGAAATACCAAGTTATGTGTTTAATATTCTTAATAGTTCGTGGAGTGCAACCCCTGACGAAAATGGACTTTATTACATTACTATAAATGCAGCAACTCACGGTATGGGTACAGATAATTCATTATGTGTTGAATTAAGAAAATTCCTTAACGACAAATATGAAAGTATAAATCTATTCTATGTGACCACAACGGGCGACATTATAATTTATACTGACGAAAAGTTTACAGGAAAACTTATTGTAAGAGTTGGTAAGGCTTATTATACAGCCGACACTACACATATTGAAAAAATAGATATGGACAAAGTGACAGGCTTAAATGAGGCTTTAAACGAGAAATTGGCAAAAGACGGCAACGGCAGTTTAGTTACTTCTACGGTAGATACCGCACAAACCTCTACGGCAACTTTGGAAACAACCCCAAACATTCAATCTGAAGTTGATAGAGTTTTGGCGTCAGGGCTAAATTCTAAAACAAGAATAGGAAGGCTGTCTGCTCTTCTAAAAAGGCTTAAAAAGATTGCATTTAAAGATAAGATTACAGATTCTGAAATTGACGACAACACAATTTCTCAATCAAAAATATCAGGCTTGTCAAATAGTCTTGGCACAAAGTTGGCACATACAGGAGGAGATTCTAAAGCGTGTGTTACAACATTTGAAGACTATGCTGCAGAAACAAGAGCAAACATCTCTACAGGAGAAACGCATTCAACAATTTTTTCTAAAATTAAAAGGTATTTTAGCGATTTAGGAAGTTTAGCATTTAAGTCTAAAATAGGAACAGAAGATTTTGACGAAGATGCATCTATTAAGAACGCTACAAATGCGATAAATAATGCAGACGGAACATTTAACGCTTTTTCAAATATTTATGATACATTATCAAAGAATAAAGTGCTTACAACAAACAATAACGAGTCTAAAACTCTTATTATCGAACAGAAAGAATTACTTTATGCAAATCCTTATCCTTATAGTGGGTACTTAGGCTCGTCAAAAGTAACAATAGAGGACTCATTTAGTCAATACGACACAATAGAAGTTGTTTATTGGGTACAAGTAGAAAGCAATAACGATTACGGTCAATATCAAAGGTTTAGATTTAAGATTGGAGATTTGCCTGGTGCGACGCACACCAACACAGTAATACAAAGTAGTCCCTATAAAGATTCTTCAACAGGTAAGGTTGTCGGTGTGTTTATTGAAGTTGCAACCAATAAAATTTATATTAATTTAACCAATAGTAACAAAACTTTAACATTGCAAGCCTATACACAAAACAAAATTAGAGTTACCTTTAATGGCAATGAAGACGAAACTCCTGGCTATGTTACTCAAACAACAAGCACAACTTATACTCAAGACAAAGACGGTGCATATACTCCGTCAATAGTTAAAGTTTATAGAATTATTGAAGACGTTAAACAAGATTTATATTTATAGGAGATAAATTATGAGCGATTTAAAGTTAAAAAATGTTTCAACTCCATTAGAATTATTAAATACATTGCGTGTTATTAGTGAAAATGTTGATGCAGCCAAAAATGCTGCTATGAAAATTGACGGAATACACAGTTCTTTAAACGGTAGTTCTTTTTATAAAGAATTTAAGGACCTTTCGCAATGTACGTTATTGCAAGGAAGTTGCAATTTAACAAATGGAGTAATTTACTGTTAAATGAATGTAAATGAACGTTCTCAAAACGATATGGCTGTAATTGTTAAGGCTAAAAACCTTATGGACCATAGTTTTAACAAGACGGCGAATACAAATAATTTCCCTAAGAAATACCGTTTTTCAATAGGTGCAAGAATTGAAAATTATTGTATTGATATTTATGAAAATTTAGTGTTAGCAAGCGAGTGCAATTTAGCAGATGCTAAAGAAAGACAACGACGCTTTGATTGTCAACAAAAAGTAATTGTATTGTGCAAATTGCTTAATACACTTATTGAACTCTCGTACAATCTAAAAAGTATAACACTTGACTCAAAAGCAGTTGCTTATTGGGTAAAGTTGGTTGTTGAAGTTAAGAAAATGACAGCAACTTGGAGAAACAACGATAAAAAACGTTAAAAAATATAGGGTATGTTCTGAACCTCCTAACTCGTCGAACTCGTACAATGTTCGCAACGTCAACTCGAACGGTAGTTTGAACAACAACAATGCGTACAACGGTAACAATGGCGTGCGTCCGCTTTGGTGGGAATAAAGTCAGACCGAGTAGCAAATTGCGAAAGCAGCACTCCACCAACAAAGGAGAACATATCCTTTCCGAAAGGATAAATACAAGATTACTGACGCAAGCATCTTCTTCGTAATATGCAATGCTAAAAGCAGTAAGGAGTTTTAATTATATGCAAGATTTTATTGACGCATCTGAATTGGAAAGTATGTATAAGGCATACAAAAAAGCACGTTGCGGCAAACGTTGGAAACAGGCTGCTATAAACTTTGAAATAAATGCTATGGAGGCTGTTTTGTTGCTTGGAGAGCAACTGCGAAAAGGAACGTATACTTTGTCAGAATACAATGTGTTTAAGGTGTATGAGCCAAAAGAAAGAATAGTTATGAGCAATAGTTATAAAGACAAAGTGGTACAACACGCATTATGCGATAATATTCTCGAACCAACACTCTCGAAAACATTTATCTATGACAATTACGCATCTCAAATAGGAAAAGGAACTAAACTCGGCTTAGGAAGAATGAGCAAGTTTATGAGAAAGTATTTTGTTATAAATAAATCTGCAGACGGGTGGGTTTTAAAGTGCGATATAAGAAAGTATTTTTATAACATTAACCACACTATTTTAAAAGAAAAACTGCGTAAATATTTTTCTTGCTCGAAGACCCTCAATCTTCTTGATATGATTATAGATAGCACTGAGGGCAATATAGGAATACCAATAGGAAATCAATCTTCCCAACTTTTTGCTCTGTTGTATTTAAGTGATTTGGACCATTTTATTAAAGAGAAATTAGGAATTAAATTTTATGGAAGATATATGGACGATTTTTACTTAATACACAAGGACAAGGAATATTTAAAGTATTGCCTGACGGAGATTATTAAGGAAGTAAGTAGGCTCGGGCTCGAACTTAACTCGAAAACTTGTATTTCTCCCCTTAAGAACGGAATTGATTTTCTTGGTTTCCACACTTATCTTACAGATAGCGGCAAAGTTATTAGTAAGTTAAGACGTTCTTCAAAATCAAAAATGAGAAGAAGACTAAAGAAGTTTTATATTTTAAATAAACAAGGAAAACTGCCGATAGAGCGTATTGAGTGTTCATACCAAAGTTGGAAAGGACACGCAAAACGTGGAAATTGTTACCATTTAATAAGAAAAATGGACAAATTATATAACAGTCTTTTCAAAAAGGAGGAAAAGCAGTAATGTCAATTACATTAGGAAGTTTGGCAGTTGGCAGCAAAATTAAAATTCCACACTCAAAAATGGGAGATATAATTTTTCTTAAGGCAGATAAGGACCACGCAGATTACCCTGCAAACTCAACGACTCTGATTACTGAAAAAATTATATTACTAAGGTGTTTTGATGCTAAAGAGCCAAACAATGCAGACAGCAATAGAATAAATAACGGAAATAATAAATATTCTGTTTCAAACATTGACTTATGGTTAAATTCTGAGGCTGCAGAGGGACAATGGTACACTCCAAGACACGATGCAGACCAAGCACCCGATTCAACAAGCGTTACAAATTATAACGCCTATGCAAATGATGCAGGCTTTTTAAATGGTTTTAATACAGCGTTTGTTGCTGCCCTTATGGACACAACCTTAAAAGTTGCACTTAATACTGTAACAGACGGAGGTTCTTACGAAACTATAGTACGTAAATTCTTCCTTGCGTCGAAAGCAGAGGTTTTTGGACAGGCAGAAAACAGCATAACAGAGGGCTCTTTACTTTCGCTATTTAGTGCTAATACAAACGACTGTAGAATTGCATACGTCTCAGATTATGCAGCAGCAAATAGTGACTATTCGGTTTCTGCAGGAGCAGCACGCATTTGGTGGCTAAGAACTCCTGACTCGTCGAACTCGTGCTATGTTCGCGGCGTCAGCTCGGGCGGTGGTTTGAACGGCAACTTTGCGTGCGGCGGTTACCGTGGCGTGCGTCCGCTTTGTAACTTGAGTTCTGATATTCTGGTATCTGAAAGTGTTGACGGGGACGGTTGCTACGTCTTAGAACTCGGAGAGGGTGGGGCAAGTATTTCTACACCAACTATTAGCGTACAAGAGGAAATTTATTGCGAGCCAACAAACGAAACGGGTGGAATAGTCGGAGGTATTGCTGCAATATCTTGGACAAAAGTAAATAATGCGTCAGAGTATGTTCTTGAACGTAGCGTAAACGGCGGCACGTTTGTTGAAATTTATAGAGGAAACGAATTAACATACGTTGACAGCGTAACTCAGGACACTCAAACATTGCAATACAGAATTAAGGCAAGCGACGGAAATGGTTTAGAGTCAGATTATTCTACCTCTGAAACAAGAGTTGTTTTAGACAACTACCCTCCATTTATTTCGGGCGATAATTCAAATTTAGGCGAAGTGCTTTACGATTTCTCTTACAATTACGCAGTTTATGACGGCGACGATATTAACATAACAGTAAAAGAATATCTAAATTCAACGCTATTAAGAGAATATTCTGCAGCAAGTGGAGTACAAAATACTCTTTCACTAACAAATGAACAATGGGCAGAATTGCCTGCAGGAGATAATTACATAAAAATTGTTGTAATAGACGATAATGGCTCTACTGTAACTCAAACGAAACATTTTACAAAGGCTGCAGGTATTTTAGAAATTGAATATTCTCCAACAGGAGATATATTGATAAAACCAAGTATAATCAATGTTGAGTTAGATTTAGATATGCCGTTCAAGTCAATCTTAAAAGTCGAGGCGTGCAACAACAGAAACGACAGATTGCCTGTATGGGACGATATTACAACTGCAGTAAAATCACGCTTAAATCACGTATTTAGCAATAATGCTAAAGAACAGGGTGTAAGTTATTGGAAAGTTGCAATTCGTGTAACAGTCCAAAGAAATAATGCAGTTGGAGAAATAAATCTCAGAGGCTTAAAATGTCAATTAAATTGCACAGTTGAATAGGTGGCTATATGGAAGTTAAATTATTAAATAATCAAACAGGAATAATACTTACACGTGATGCAGAAATGGTATCAGACGCTTTGTATGTAACCTTTAGAAATGCACCCAAAAACGCAACAGTTATTTTTCAAAACGAAAACGATTCGCTTTACAGAGATATAATTGATAAAACTTGCGAAGTACCTTTATCATTTTTGTTAAAATCAGAAATTATTTCTATAACAGTAACAATTTTAAACGGCTCTCACAAAGTACCAACTTGGCATTGTGAAAGAATGATTGTTACTAAATGCGAACTTGATACAGTCTTGATTCGTCCAGACGATACAGATATTTCAAACAAGTGGGCGTCAACTCAGGACGAATTAAATACAATAAGAGAAAATTATAAAAATCTTTCAGAGAAATATTCGGAACTTGCCACAAAATTAAACAAGTTGCTTGACGGCTACGATATAACTTAAGGAGGTTTTTTATGAAAAAAAAGTTTTTAATATTCGCAGCGTGTTTTAGTTTAATGCTTACTTTTGGAGCAATGGCTGTTAAGCCAAAAACTTCTTATTGTTACGCAGAAACAGAGCAGTCAACAGTTATTACGGAAGAAACAACAGAAAATAACACTTTCTTTGGACGTGCCTATCAATGGTTTGCAGATAATTATAAGGTTATTTTGCAACTTATTGGCGACGCTGTAGTTGGTTATTTTGTTTTAAGATTAAGCACCAAAACAAAAAAATCTTTAGGCAATATTAACACTCAAACAACAAACACAAATAATACTCAATCTGATGTTGTAAAGGTTGTAAATGAGTTGATTGTTGGCTATAACGAACTTGACGAAAAATTAAAGTCTTATACAGGAACTCAGGACGAAAACTATAAAATGGTTGCGTCAATGGTTGTGCAAACAAAAGCAATACTTGAAATATTAACAACAGTATATGCTAACTCAAAAAATCTTCCACAAGGCGTAAAAGACTTGGTAAATCTTAAATATGCAGACGTTTTAAAAACAATCAATGAAGATAAAAAATTAAAAGAAATAGCAGATTCTGTAAAAGGTGTTATAGACGAAGTAAAAGAAAAGGCAGAGAGTGCTTTTGAGGAAGAAAATATTACTGCAACGGAGGAATAGATATGAAAAACATAACAAAGGGCAAAATTTGTAAAACAACGTCTGTAGTGATTGACGTTGCAGGTCCATTGGTTGCGACAATATCTCAATTCCCTATTTGGGTAAATCACAGTTCCTCTGCTACAATATCGGGCTTATTTTTAGTGTTTGCAATATTATCTTGTATTCCATTTATGAAACAGATAAAAGCATATCTAAAATCGCCGTCAGCGTGGTCTATGTGGTGTATATTCTTTGTTTTAGCAATAGTGCTAAGGAATATAATAGACGAAATGGTAGTTATTTGTATGGTTGGCTTGGTTGCAAATGCAGGTGGAGCAGGACTATATAAAATTGGCGAAATTATCGAACAAAAACCCGACAAAGAAGAAACTGATATAAATAACGACGAGGTGTAATGTATGGAAACTATAAAAAGTGGAAATGATGCTCCAAAAACAATGGGGCAAATTATTGAAAATGTGGGCAACACAAAAAAGAAAGTGGTTAAAAGCATTTTAAGTTACACAGGGCTTTTAATTGAATTGTTGCTTGTGGTTGCTGTAATAGTTGTATTTACAACAGACGTTCAGTTAGACACGGCAGTTGGAATTGCCGAACTTGGACTTTCTATATTCGTATTGGTTTTTTGTGCATATCTTTCTTACGTAAACTGCTCAAATTCAGGTATTAAGGCAGGAAAATTGACTAAGATTTATACAGACACAACAACAACGTATGATACTGTTAAGAAAGTTATAACAGACAAGAAAATTCAGGCAAGAATAAATGAGTTTGGACTCTATTATAGAAAAAATGAGTTAATTAACTCGAGAAGTACAATAATTGCTGACTATGGCATCGAATATAATGAGTATAAACAAAAATACTTAGGTAAAGATAAGAAAACTATTGAGGAGTTAGAAGACCTCTCAAAAGATGCAAAAAAGGCAATTTTGGCAGCAAATAATACAAAATCAATAGATTTTAATGCTGCAACTATGCTTAAGCGTGGTAGGAAAAGTGCAAGGCGTTCGCCTTTAGGTTCAGACCCTATAAGAAAGAGGGCGATTCAACATTTTGTAAGATTTGTAACAACGCTTTTTACTTGCGTTGTAACAGGCGTTATTGCCTTAGAAATGTTAGTTGACCCAAGTTGGAATACGTTTGCAGAGTGTTTGTTAAAACTTCTTCCTGTAGTCATAAACGCTTTTTTAGGCTATAAAATGGGGTACGAAAACATAACAATCGACACAGTAAATTATATGAACGACCAAATTGATTTAATGAGGCAGTTTATAAACTATGTTGAAGAATACCCAACACCTCAAAATATTTCTGTTGAAGAAAAGATTGAAGAAGTAAAAGATACAACTAAAAAGCAAATTAAAAAATTAAAAAATGTATAA